TCTTGAATAGTTAATTCAAAAACTCTAAATCTTGTTGATTCCTCAAGTAATTGAGTAAATCCTTTTACATATGTTTCCCATGGAGATAGTAATTGATTTTTTAATTTTCCTTGGTTTAATATTTCATAAGCATCTAAATTTTTTATATATCTATCAGCTTTTATTGAAGTTGCCTGAGCAGCAGAAGATCTTTTAAATTCATCATACAATTTAACAATTTTATTATCAGGAAAAGCATTTTTTCCAGACTTAGCAAATATAATATGAGTTAATCCTAATAAAGAAGATCCAACTGGAACCCATCCACCAAATCTTCTTGTCATTGTTGTTGTAACTGTATCTGATAAAAAGTTACCAATAGCAAAGCCAGCTTCAAATATAGAACCACCTCTAGTAAATCTTGTAAACTTATTAATGAATGCTCTGATCATTCCCATCTCCTGTACTAATCCAGCTGATGTTGCTCTTACTAATTCTGGAGTTAATTTCCAAATCTCTTTAGTTCCATCAGGCATTTTTATTAGTACAGTGTCTTTAGTTTCTCCAAAGACATTATTTTTTTCTACAAACCCATCAAGTTGTCTTATAGCTTTATCAGATAAAGCATTTATTTCTTCTTTTTTGTGTAATCCACTGTCAATTAATTCTTTTCTCATTGTTGCAATAGTTCTTTTTGCTGGTGTAATTTTTTTAAACTCTGGAGAAAATCCTAATTTTTGTGCTTCTTTAATAGTATTTATCAATTCAACTCTTAAAGCGTTTACATTTGCTCTTTCAACTAATGCTTTTGTACTATCTATATAAGATGTTAATGGAGGTATTATTTTTAATAAACTTCCTTTTCTTTCTTTTAATGATGCTCCAGTTGTTGATGCTAATAATTCGTATTGATTTCTATTAACTTCTCTTGATAGATTAACATATCCTTCATTAAGTTCTCTCATGGCTAATACTTCTTCTTTAGTTAAAAATTTCATATCAACTAAGTAATCAAGAATTCTATTTGACCATGCTAATCTTCTTTGTCTTAATGGTTCATATTTACTTATATATTCTTTGTTAGTAGCAACTTGCTCTGAAAATTTTGTATCAAAAGGAGTTTTTAAACCACGTTTAACAATTGTTCTATTAAACACAGCGTTTTCATACGCTTGATAAGCAGCATATTCTTTTTCAGGTAATTTTGAAAATATATCTGCTAAAGATTCTCCAGTAATTTCTCTTTTACCATTTATAGTTTTTTCTAAAACAAAATATTCTCCAAGATATTTATCTCTTGATAATGAGTATGCTTGTTCAAGAACATTTAATTCAGCTAATTTTGGTTTAATATCATAACCTATTCTCATTAAGTATCTTTTTAATGGATCTCTAAAATCTACCATTGTTGTCATAAATTTTTCTTTACTACTTTTTAAAACATCTAAAAATTTCTTAGGTGGATTTCCAGACCAAGCCATATTATCGTACATATGCTGCAGAGCAGGATCATTAGTTTTTGGTTTTCCTTCTATTTGAAAATCAAGATCATCTATTGTAGATTTTATTTTTGATATTTGATCTTTTCTTTTTAATGATAATTTTAAATCAACTACTTCTCTTGTTTGCTCTATTCCGTTTTGATCAATAAATTTTTCTGTTTTTTTAGGTTCACCTTGTTTTTCTAATATAGTTAAATTAGTTTTTAAACTTTCAACCTGTTGTTCCATTGTAAATTCTTGTTTTACTTCTGGAACATATTTTTTTGGTATTCTAACATTAATAGATGATACTTGATCTGAAACAGCTGGATCAATCATCATGTCTTGCATAACTTGAGATGGCTTAACACCAGTTTCTACATAAACTTGATCTGCTTTTTTTTTATAAAAATCTACTCTTTTTGCCTCACTACCTTTTTCTCCAAGACTTCCTACACTCCATAAAATTCCAGAGTATGAAAGTTCTCTTGCACTTGGAAGCTCTCCATGTATTAAAGCACCAACGCCTTCAAATGCTGTAAATCTTGATAATACTTTTGCAAAATATTTTTCTCCAGCTGGTCCAAGTAATTTATTTCCTTTTAAACCAGCATATAATTGAACAGCTTCTTTTGCTCCACCAGTTAATCCTTCTTCTAACATTATCTTTGCAAAATCAACTGGTTCTCCTATTTGTTGTTTATTAATTGCTTCAACCATAGTTGCTCTTAATGCTCCAGTTCCGAAAGCACCTCCAATAACAAATCCTCTGCTAGCACCTGTTACCGCAGCAGGAGCTGCTGCAACTGGACCACCAACTGCTAAACCAATTCCTCCACCAACTACTGCACCAGTACCTGCACCACCAATTCCGCTTACAACAAATGATCCAGTATCACCAGCCATTGCTGAAACTGTTTGAACAAATCCACCTAACCAATTTTTATCAGCTGAAACAAGCTCATCGTAAGCAAGTGGTAGTTCTTTTCCTTGTATAAAATTGTTTACTAAACCTTGTGTAGAACCATCCCATCCTATTTGTATTCTTTCTCCTAAATATTTTAAATAATCAATTGGAGTTCCTTTACTTTCATCTTTAATAGAATTTTCATAATTAACTATTAAATCATCTGGAGATGGAGTTTCGTCATAAATTCTTTTCCAATAATCTTGAATTGGTTTTCTATCAAATTTTCTATCTTCGTAAGGAATGTAGTCTTTACCAGTTACATTTAAAAATTCATTTAAAGAAAGTGGATTTGTATCTTTAGTAATAGGTGTTTTAGTTTCTAAAACAGTTGTTTCTTGATTAACTACTGGTTGAACATTAGTATCTTGCTGATCAATAAATTCATTTAAAGGAATTTCAGGCATTTTAATTTATTGTCTGTTAAGGATTACTTTACCATTCTCATCTATTCTAACAACTACTGCTTTTTCTCCTTTAGAGTTAGTTATAATATCTCCAACTTTATATAGTTTTGCATCTTGAAATTTTCTTATTTGCATATCTATTTCTTTATCTAATTGAGATCTTGAAAGTTGGTAGTTAGCAGCATCTTTAGCTATAAAGTTTTTTGAATCATTTCTATTTAACAAACTGTCAGCAGGTATTCCTTGAGATAATCCATTATTATAACGAGCATACATTGTATCAATAAAAGAATTCATTCTTTTGTCATAAGATGAATCAATCTCTCTTACTCCTGGAGTTCCTCCAATAAGCAATTCATTTGCTTTTACAAAATCAAAAAATTTACTCATATTGTTTTTTGTTTTGTCATCAATTTTTTCTATTTTAAATTGTGTATTAAAATTTTCTAAGTCTGCTTTTGAAATTTGTTTGTTTGCAACTCTTTCTGTTAAAGACATTGGTGTTGACTCTCCAGTTAATCTAAAAGGAGTTCCAACATCAATAACATTACCAGATGAAATATTTTTCATAATTTCATATTTTATTGGATACGCAGAAGAATCTAATAATTCATTTTTACTTGATAAAATATTTATTTGAGTAAAATCATTTATTAATTTTTCATTTCCTTTAAATGATTCTTTAATAAGATTAGGATCATATAAGTCAGAATTTGCTTTTTTAATTACATTATCAACAGCTTTCTTACTTCCATCTGCTTGTAGTCTTCTTGAATCGTCAGCTCTTACTTTGTATATAGTTTCAAATTCATTATATTTTCTTATGGCTTCTTTTTTTAAATCATTTTTTTGACTATCTGATAAACTATTATAAGCTTTTTGAGTATTAGGATCATCAAACCTTCCATCAATTATTTTATTAAATTCTTGTCCAGCTTGTTTCATTGTTGATTGTGGAGTGTAATCTAAACCAATTGTAATTTGATTGAATAAATTTGATTGAACTTTTTTATCTGCTTTATCAACAAGTTCTGCAAAACTTTTATTATCTAATGTTAATTTTCCTTCTTTAACTAATCTGTTAAATTCACCAGGATTCTTTTCTATTATAGTTTCTGCAAGTTCTTTATGACCAAGAGATATAGCTTCAGCTATTAATTCTTTTTTTTGTTGAGGTTCTAAATCTGATAATTTATTTATATTTGTATATCTGTCTTGATTAAAAATAGGTAAATAATTTTCACCTAATGTTTTTAAATTAATAACACCTTGTTGAGTGTCTAAGAAAGTTGCTTTTTTTTGTTCTTCAAATAAAGCATCTCTTGATCCTTTAATAACATCTTGTTTAAATACATTTGCTGTGGCATAAAATTTTTGTTCTAATGCTTTTCTAGTAAAATTATCTGCATTAGCTAATGAAGAGTTTTCAGCAGAACTCCATAGTTGTTTTATCTTTTGATCATATAATACTGCTGCTTGACTTGGGTTTGGATTCTTTTTTAGTTCATCTTGAATAGAATATAATCCTTGAGTTCCATCATTTTGATTTCCATATAAACTACTTAGTGTTTTTAAAGCATTAGT